TGCCGTTTGAGGCGAGCACTCCTGAAAGTGCGCCTGTTAAAAACAGCACCATTGGTGTCAAAAGTTCCCATGCGGCTGCGTCGTTCGGTGCTTGTTTCGTGATCGGTTGCTGTATGAACAGCAGACCGTAGAGAATGGTGAGCAAAGCAGCGACAAATGACATCGTGAGGCCGATGCCGACCACAAAAATAAGGCGTGCTTTTAGTTCTTCCGACGTGAATCGTTCTCGTTTACTCATAAACATCGCTGCACATTCTCCCTAATTGTGTACCGCAACGTGGCAGCACATCGTTAGGACAGTTGCCCTCGATCGTACAGATCGGGTAATTGCATTGTTTCTGTGTCCAGTTGTCAGGGTTCTGGCACGGGTAACGGTACCCACCATCAAAGCCGCAGCCGGCGGTGAGTATAAGTGCAACTGTGGCAAGCGCATATTTCACTCCTGAATTCCCCACACGCCGATAAGCAACAGCAACAGGCCAACACCGATAATGATCGCGCTGCGAATCATGCCGGTGATACGTCCTCAAATTTTTCGGTGCCTACCTGTGTGTCAATCCACGCTGACCATTCTTCAGTTGTCATCAACGTGATCTCATCGTTAACTTGCACCGACACGCTGCCGTCGGGGTGTAGTTGTTCTAGTTGTTGTCGTGTCCATGTAACCATCTGTTATCACCCATCGTTGTATCCGTAGACGCGAATATTCCCGCTATTAAATGTTCCTGTCGAACGAGACAAAACAAAACCCGTTCGTGCGGTTCCATCCGGTGATTCGTACCCAAATGTCCCGTTGTAGCCGCTGCCGTAATAGTTGCCAGTAATGCCTTTACGGAAAGCCGCTGCGGGGGCGTAAATGTCAACGGAAATAAAAGATTGGCGAGCAGCACCGCCGCGCCCTATTTCCGCAGTTGTTTGACCACCACCACCCGAAGCAATCACGGTCACGGTTGTCAAAGTGTTAATAAGTTCTAACCGGTTGCCATACCAATTTGCGCTTCCACTTTGCAAAGCAAACAGCATCGCTGAATTATCTGAAGTTGAACTATCAACTATCAATCGGTAATTTTCAAATGTTGAAGAAAACGCATCGGTGACAGTCACCGATGACACACCCGAGCCAATAGTCTGTGTTTTGACCAGCACCAAACCTGACGATTGGTTCAGGTCTGTTGCGGTAAGCACATCGCCTGACGAATAAGGGAAAGCCATATTGTTATCCTAATCTGTTCGTGTTCAACACGCCGAGAGTGTCCGAATCCAACACAAACGACTGATAATCCTGTGCCGGCAACAAGTCGAGCGTGATTGTTGTGCGGCTTGGTGTTGCGTTGACGGTCATGCCTGAAATAACACAGTTCGCTGTGATTTGGCTGCCGCCCGTTGGTGTGTATGTGATGTTGCACGGCGCGAACAATGAAACGAATAACGAATGCAACTCTGCTTCGCCGCTTGCACCGTTTTGTTTCTCGATCAGTTCAACGCTTGTTGTGAGTGTGCGTGGGATGTAGCGTGCTTCGCTTTGCCGGTTCACCCAAAACGATGCGGCTCCGCTTGCGCCAGCTAGGTTGCCGGTGTCGTTTTGTACGGTGTTGCCTGTTTTGGCGTAGTACCGTGCGCGCGTTCCGTAGTTGTTTTCTGCGTCGGTGTCTGTGACCGTTGCGGTTGGGCCGCTTGTTATGCCTGATTCGATGCTGGTTTGTGTTGTGATGTCGTCGAACTCAAATCCGAACGTCAGATTGGAGAACGCAAGTGTTGTGCCTGACGGCGATTCTGAGAATGCGAACGTGTTAAAGGTTGTTGAGTCGTGAGTGAGGCTGCGGCCTAAATAAAAGATGTTGTATTGGATTGCGTTGGCGAAAGCAAATGGTTGGATGCTTGACGGTGCGGCAATGCACGGGTAGCCGCCGAACACGGTGCGATTAATGTAATCAAGCGAAGTGACGTTGTTGGCCGCTGGGCGTGCCAGTTCGTTCACGGTGTCGTGACTTGAAAGGTCGTTGATGTTTGCGGCACGTGTCCACGTTGGTTCGCCTAATGCCGGCAGAACTGCGCCGGTTCCGTAGCCTGATGTTCCGTCAAGTATTTTGAACATCAAAACGATTGATGTTTCTTCTGTTGTGTTTTCGCTGATGTCGAAACGGTTGCTGCTCGCAACGGTCAGCCAATCTTTGCATGACAGCGTGACTGTTGAGTTGGTGCCGTTGTCTCTGAATTGCGCGTCAGCTATCACGCCTTCAAACACATAGTTTGATGACGAGTCAGGGCGTATCCGAATGGCGTTCGCGAGCCAGTCTGTGTTTGCGAATGTGCCTGTGCCGCCGCCTGATGCCGGTGTGAATGCTCCGTCGTCGTTGTCAAGAGTGATTGAAGCTGCGTATTTGCTGAAACGGCCGATGTTGAATTTGACGCGTGTTTGGAAGCCTTGAGCGTAGGACGTTAGGTCGGTGTCATTGTTTGCGTCGAACAGTTCAATTGTCCAGCCGTCGTAGATGCCCATTTCACCACATCACGTTTTGGTCGAAGTTGACTGGTATTGCACCGTTTTGGCGTTGTTCGCCTTGTAGCCGGCGTATCACTTCGTCAATGTCGATGCCTTCTGGGAAGTAGTTGTTCACCACTTGGTTGCTGAATCCGCCGCCGAAGTTTTGGCCGCCAAACATTGAGCCTGGTGTCAAACCAAGTTCGGGAAAGTTTAGGTCAGCAAACGTTGCGGGTACGTTGATTACGCCGCCCAAATCAACAAGGTTCGCCATAAGCGTGTAAGCACGTTCAAGGTCTCCTGTATCAATCTCAAGTTTCAATACCTCAAAGAACGCATCAGACAGATCTTTTCGTTCGCGTCGCAGGTCACGTAACGCTTCGTAGGCTTCGTTTTGTGCTTCCTGCCATTCTGCGGTGCCCTCTTGAATACCTTTCAAACGTTTTTCAATATCGCGCAGATCTTCAATGAACTCGTCAGCTGCTTTTTGTTGATCGAGTGCGTCAAAAAAGCGATCAAGGCGTGTTGTTGCTGTTTCAATGCCTTCGTTCAACGGGTCAAGTTCAACATTTACGCGACCAAGTGTCGTTGCTAACTGGTCGCCTTCGTTGCCGACGTTTCTGATTGACTGTTCAAACCGGCCCATCGGTTCGCGTGCTAATTCAGCGCGTTCCGCAACTTTACTCACCGATGTTTCGAACCGGCCCATCGGTTCAACACCGTATTTCTCGATGTCGTCACCAAGACGCCCGATTTGTGGAATATCAACGCCAGGTATTTTGTTTATCAGCCAAATCAAATCATTGATGCCGTCGATCGCACCGTTAATCAAATCTTTAAGCGCACCCCAGGCTTGTTGAAACGCCCATTTCACAGCGTCAACAGCTTTGCCAAGAATCCCGAATTTCATTTGCAACGTCACAAGCACAGCGATGATTGCAATGATGATGCCTACACCTGTTGCAACCCATACAGCCGTAAACGATGTGGCGAGCGCAGCGTTGAGTGCCGCGGTTACTGCTTGAATCGTGTTGTACACGCTCAAAGCAATGTTTAACGCGACGATTGCTGCTGCAAACGTGCCGACAACAACACCGATTGTGACAATTAAATCTGTGTTTTCGCCTACAAACCGCGCAACGCGTTCCAGCACAGGTACCAGTTGCTCAAGCACAGGTAGTAACGCCATGCCGATTGCTTCTTTGGCGTTGTCCAACTCGATTTTCATTAACTTGAAGCGGCCTTCAAGTGTTTCAGTTGATTCTTGGGCGGCACCGCCGAACGTGTCAGCCAACTGTGACATCACCTCATCGGCATCTGCGCCGCTAGCAATCATGTCGGTCAGCGACTTGTCAAGTTCTTTGAGCGGCCCTACTTCGCCCTGAAAGGCCTCCTGCAGGGCTTCAGTAACGGTTTCAAGGTCTTTGCCGGTTCCAGCTGCAACGTCAAGCGCAAGCGTCATCAAGTCTTGTGCTTCGGTCACGTCACCAGTTGCGCGGACAAGGTTCGCGAACGCTGGCCTCAGTTCTGTATCTGAAACTGCAGCTGCTTTCTCGGTTTCTGCAATGTACGACTCGACGGCAGCAACCTGCGCTTCGGTTGCTTCAGTTGTCGTTTTAAGTGTGCGTGCAAGTTCAGCCTGTTGTGCGGTGTCCTCTACTGCTGCTTTTACCGATAGACCGGCCGCCGCTGTAAGGCCGGCGAGAGCGGCGGTAGCAGGTACAAACGCTTTTTTGAGAGCGAAACCGGCTTTTTGACCTGTTGTTTCTAGCCGCTTGAATTCTTTTATGGCACGGTCTACGCCTTTGCCTTCGAACTCGGTAACTAATGGGATGCGTGCCATGTCATGCGGCCCTATCTAATGTTTTTTCGAGTTCGGCTGACCAGCGATCTATGACGTCTTGTAGTTCACGGTTCAGATAAAACAGGTTTTCTTCGACAGCCGGCCATAGTGTGCGTGGCGATTGGCCGTGCTTGTTGTTGAGGTTGCGAATAAATGCACGTCCGCGCGCTGTTTGTGCTTGAGGGTTGCGACCTGCGTTTTCGTAGATTGCGCCGGCAGGGTCTTTTTGCACGATTGTCAGCAAGTTGATTTGGCCTTGTGGGCCGAGTGCGCGCACGTCGGTTTGTGCGACGATGCCGGTGCGTGCCTTTTTTGTCCAGTCACGGTTGCCGCCGCTTGATCGTGCCAATGTCCATTTGCCCCAGTTTGTGAGAGCTGTGGGTTGCGGCACAAGTTCGCGTGCGCGTGACACGATCGGTTTCGCAACGTGCCGCATTTCTTTCGGCAGCTGTTTCGCTAGGTCGGGTTCGACTTTGCGAAGGTAGCGAACGAGTACGCCGATGCCGTCGGTGTCGATGTCAACGCCTTTGAGCACGGTTCCTCTCTTTCGCTACGTCATTTACGGTTATTAGGTCTCTACTGTCAAACTCAATGTGTGGAGGCCACCAGCCGACGCCTAGCAGAAGTTCTGCTAGTGCTCGTCGGTAGGTGCCTCGTTGGTAGGGCGTTCGTCGCCTTCTCCAATCACTTCAAGTTTCACAACCTTTTTCACAAAATCATCAAACACGGCTGGTACGACGTGGCCGTGTTGTTTTGATGATTCGTAGGCCAAGTAGGCAAGATCTTCCATTCCAATGCCCTGCGCTAGGTTGCTGGCTTTTGTCTTGAATTTTCTTTCCCATGCCACGATTGTGAATAGGTTTGTGTCTACTTGGTATTGGTCATCTGATGTGGTGACCTGAATGGTTAGTTGCATGTCGGTGCTTTCAGGTTAGGTTTGGTTAGCTTGTGGCGCGAACGTAGGTTCCGCCGTTGAAGGTGAGATCAATGGTTTGCAACGCTCCGAGCGCACCGTTGATTGGTGTGATTTCGCTGAGGTACATGCCGGTAAAGGTGTACTCGGGGTTATCTACAGCTGCTGTTGTGCTGCTTGTTGCGTACACGATCACGTCGGTTGTAGTGCCAACGAGTGCAGCGAGGTTTTCTTCAACTTCTCCGGTGCCGTAATCAAGCATGAGGGTTGCTGTGACGGAATGGTTGCCGAGACCGGCGGTGTACTTGCGTGCGCCATCGGCGAATGAGGTCGCTTCCAGCTGTTCGAAGTTGATGGTGACGACCGCTGAGGTGCATTGGTCGCTGTAATCAACGGAGTTGATGAGCAAAGCCGGTTGGCTGAGCACGGTGGTTGTTGCCATTGTTAGTTTCTCCTTGTTGAAACTCTGACCGTGAGGTCGTATGCGGGTATTTGTTGTTCACCGATTAGCGCAGCTGAGGGGCGTGCGTCGGTAATGCCTTCAACATTTTCAATAATGATGTCGGCTTGTGTCATAAGGTAATCAAGTGCGTCGCTGTTGCCAGGGCCGCCGGCCAGTATTCGGCACACGATTGACGCGTCAATAATGTTGCTGTTAAAACCAACTACGGTTGGCGCCTCGACGAACACCGACAAAGGGCGTGCGTTGCGGGGGTCTTTAACAACAACCATGCCGGCATCACTAAGGCGAGTGCATACGTTGTCGTATGCGGCGGCGAGAATACCTGTAGCAGCCATCTCAACCGATCTGCGGCCTTCCTACACCGAGCAGCTGTTTGATGCGTGCCATTGTGCCGAACGGTACAGCTCCGCCCATCTGATCGAACGACGCAAACGAATCAACCGAACCGCGTTCGCGATACAGCGTTGCGGCGTACATGACTGTTCCGAGTTTGACTGAGCCGTCAGGCACAGCATCAGAATCGTCGTGGTAGCCGGCTTCGTGTCGTGCCCGATAGCAGTAAACGTTGGCAGCTGAAACGCACGTCGCGATAAAGGCGGTGTCGTTCGCTGTGGCTGCCGAAATGCCAAGCCATTCGGTTACGTCGTCGGAATCAATCCATGTTGCTTCGGGTTCCCAACGAATTTCTCCGTCATCTACACCGTAGGCGAGATCGTCGCCGGCGTTCGGGAAGATGACTTGTTGAGGGCGTGGTACGTCGTAGTCAAAAACAAGTGTGCCGTTTTCTTCGACACGTATTAGTTCGTAATCGACGAGTGACCAAACAATTTGACCGTTGCCGTCAAGGCCTCGACTAGAGCCAACAATGTTGATTGGTGAGCCGAGCGGGATGCTTGCGACTGGTTCCAAGCATTGCACAGCAGCATAACCGTCAACCCGTGACGATTGAGTAATGCGATAGGTGGTCATGCTGCTGTGCTTCTGCTACTTCAGGGGGTGGATCAGACGAAGTTCGCTTTGACGTAACGGTTGAGGTCAAGCATCAACGTGGCAAAGTATGACATCCAAGAAATGTCGGTGCCACGAATCTGTGCGTTCTGCACACGCAAGAAACCCTTCTGCTGTTCGTAAATCTCGAAACCAACGGTGTCACCGAGAATCATGGTGCCGTTGCCGCTGTTTGCGAAGTTCGTGTCAACAACAACCTGCAGACCGAACGCAACAAAGTTTGCGGTGCCTGGTGTGGTAGTGCCAAACGCGTTCATCGGGCCGACTTGCGGGAACAATGGCCGACCTTGTGAGTCCTCAAGTTTGCCGAGTGCTTCCCAGTTTGCTGCA